TTCAATATATCCTGCTACTTTATTTCTAGCATCAAAACCACCTTGTATATCAAAATTGTAATAATGTTGGAATATCTTATTATTTACTTTAGATGCAGGTAAGGAAAATGTTTTAGAAAACTCAGTAAAGATTTTACTAATGTCTTTTACGTTTTGTATTGTTTGTGTAAAAGATACAGTTTCATCTTTAAATAAATCCACCCTTTGTGTTCCTATATATAATTGGAGTTTTTGCATTTATCTAATGTTGTTTATTAAGTCAAATGCTTCTTCAAAGTCTATTGTGTATTCAATTAACCTATCATTAACTGATGTTTTAAATTTCATATTAGAAGTCTTTACAGTTACAGGTATAGTTTCATCAGCAGCAGGATTTTCTTTTTTTGGTCTTGTAAGCCATACATACTCACTCAATAACAATTGCTCAAAAAACTGATTTGTATATTCAGGATAATAACCTGAACTTAAAGTATGCATTTGTTTACCTTGTGTATTGAATAATTTATTAGGTGCATTTTTTACTTCGTATTGAGCATATTCATCATCAGGATATTGTATTGTATTAGACTGATATTTTTCATTAGTTCTATTTAATGACCTGACTTCTTTTAAGAAAAACCATAAATCTTGCTGAACTCCATATCGGTTTATAAATGTAATTTTTCTACCCTGACCATATTTAGTGCAATCGATTCTATTAATTATACATTGGTTACCTTGACCAGATGCAGAAGTTGCTGTAGTGCTATAAGAACTCACAGAATAACTTCCTGTTTGTGTTATGTATTGCACATATCCTGCTACTCCATAAGGAACAAAGATTTGCCATCTTGACCCAACACCTGTAGTATTAGGTGCTATTAAAAATTGTGCGCCTGTTGTAAAAGGTATTTCAGGATTAGAACCCTCAGGAAAATAACCATAGGCTTCCCATCCTACATCTGTATAATTAACAGTTGAACCTACTTGACTTCCTGTTCCATTTAATCCTGAGTATTGTTTTAGACTAGTTGATATTAATACTGTATCTGCTGCATAAGTAGAAGAATAAGTTATTTCTAAATAATCCCTGACAAGTTCTGAAATATCAAAATTGCATCCTGTTCCTGGACTTACATTTTTTACAAGTGTATAGCGTAAAACTGTATTTATTGTTATTTTACATTCTACAGACTGAACACCTGATGATACTTGTATAAATTTATATTGTGGGTTTCTTAATGCTATGTTTGCCATAATGTTTATTTTTCACCATATACCATTCGACTTTCTAAGTCTGATATAAATGCCTTTTTAAATTGTAATTCATATTTTTTTATTCCTGCTTCAAATGGTTTAGAAAAAAAGTATGTTGGTTTGATACCTGCTAAATATATACTTCTAGTTATTAAATATTGCATTGTCTTTCTTTTAAGAAATCTACCTTTTTTATCTCTGACACCTTTTATGCTTTTTTGAACAGTCCATTTATTTATTGCTGCCCTTAATCCTTTAGACTTCATTGCACCAAATTTATAAGGACTATTAGGTGCTTGTTGTTTACCATAGTGTTTTGAACCTGATGGTAAAGCATTAGGGTTTTTTCCTTTTACACCTTGATCTACAAATTGAGCATAATCTTCCATTAGGAATTCTACTAATAATGCTTCCTGGTCATCTGGGTCAATCTTATAGTCTAATGTATTATATAAATTACCTTTGTTTTTAGGATATGGTTTTGCTTTAGATAAATTAGATTTAGCTTGTTGTATGACATACTTAGCATACTTTTTCATTACAGCTTCTAAATTGTTGTATTCCATTAGCAGATATATATGTCATTATAGATTACCACTTCCATATTTGCAGACCATCCTGCTAGTTGATTTTCAAATCTATCATAGAATGGCTCTAGTGTAGGATCACTTTGTAGCTGATACATATCTCTATATAAATCACCCATTCTTAATCTTTGTATTAGTTTATTTAATACTGATAATTGTGTGTTAAGAATATCCTGCTCATTGGAATTTCCCTTAAACCTATCTATAGTAAGTTCTTTAGATTGGTCAACAATATCCATTGCTAATACTGTAATATTGAATCTTAATACTTGTTCCTGATCTACTACACTATTTACAATAATATGACCCATAGGGAATATGTCTTGCTTGTTTAAATTAACATCTGTAATATCTCCTGTAGTTACTGTATTGATATTTTTATCTTCTAGCAACTGTTCTTTTATAGTTTCTGTTAATTGATAAAAACCCCTTATTCCTTGTTGGCTCATTTAAAATTCTTTTTTATTTGTTTTGCTTCTAATTCATTTTTGTCTTTCATAAATGACAACATCATTAAACAAGTGTGTACATTTAATTTGGTAATACTTTCAAATCTCGTAATATCTCCTTTAGCGAGTGAGTAAATTGATTGATACCAACCCCACTTTCTTCCAAAATTTGTTGATGCATCGAGCTGTCTATTTCCTGATTCTCCAAATAGTTCACCATAACTGTCGATAAATCTATCCCTAGTTGATACAAAAAAAAAATTGACCCCAGAACTATGTCCATAGAAATTTCATCTAAATTTTCTTTAGAATTTACATCATAATCTTTAATGATATATTTATCTCCCATTTTGTTTTTTACAGGTCTATATAATACATTCATAGCAATTAACATATTTTCCCAATCACCAATATATGTATCTAAGTCAATATATTCACCTAAAGAAATAGCATCAAAATCTGGAACAATTCCATATTCAATATTATTCATAGTAAATGTTCTAATTAATTCTGGCTTAGAATCAAACATAGTATTTAAAATGTGTACTATTCTATCAGCATCAGACAGCTTTAATAGTCTAACTGACTTAGCATCTAGATTGCAGAAGATTTCAATCATCTTACATTGTAAGAAATAAGCATCAGTATTGTTTTTCTGTATTTTTAAAAACTTCTGATACTGTTTTAAAGATATTTCTGACAGACTGTTAGGAATAGTTAATTCAACTTTCATATATATATAACGGATTTAATTAAAGATTTTATAATATACTAAGATAATAAAAAAAGGGCAGCCATTTCTGACCACCCTATCAATGTTGTAACTTTTCCCAAGTTATTATTACAACATCTTATTCATTTCTATTTTCTTGTGCATAATCCCATACTTGCGAATGTATTGCATCATCAACCCAATCCCAATAAAAGTCAGTTATATCCATTCCGTTTAAAGTAACTTCTAGTATTTCTAAGTCGCTTTCAGGTGGGTTAAAATAATTGCCATCATCCCAATAATATTCATAAGAAATATTTAAATTATAGTTAGCTTCTTCTACATTGTATTCTCCTTTTACTTTCATAGTTCTAATTCTTTTAATTTTGTATATTGATCTTTTAATTCCTGAAGTTCTAATCTAGCTGTATTTCTTTCAAATCTAAATTTACTAATCATCATATCTTTTGCCATAGCATCCTGCTGAAGTCTAATAATATAGAAAGTAATATCTAGGTATTTATTAATTAAATTGTTGAGGTCTTTATTGTCAGGTCTAGCCTTTTGCCATTCTTTTAACTTTTCTAAGACCACTATTGAATTACTTAAGTATTCCAAGTTGTGTATGTTTTCTATTGCATTCATTAATGCTAAAATAACACAATTAAAGTTATTCACAAAATTTAATAACTTATTTATGAAATATAATATGTACCTCTATTTGGGTTCTGAAGTTGATAGCTTACTGCATACCTTATAGCATCTATGCAATGATTCCATTTATCTATTGGTGTGTTTGATTTACGTTCAAGCCAACAATAGTTGTTTAGTTCTTTAATAAGATTTATGCTGTTTGGTTCTATAATTAAATCATAGTCTTGTAGTAGTGAAATACCATAGGTAATTGACCCTTGACCTTTTATTGATTTTATTAGATTACATCCTTTTGCCTTAACCTCAGCTATCAATCTAGGTTCAGCAGAATCACCCACTATTAAATTAGTCTTTGCGTGTTTTAGGTTTAGTTGTGCAATCTGTGTTGTAGTTAGTTTAGGCAGATAAAAACATTCCTTTAGATAGATTATTTTATTAGTTGTGTCTATGTTAGTTTCTATCAATGTTGAACTGTCTGATGCAAATCCATAATCTTGACCAAATACTGAAACACCTACTTGTTTAAATTCTCCTATCTTCCAATTAGTAAATATCACACCCTCAGCTTTAGCTAACCATCCACCAAGCATTTGATGTCTATATTTTTCTGGTCTTCTTTTCTTGATATTCTCTATTTGAGTTAAATATGATTTAGATAAGTTTTCTAGATTGTCTAGATATGTTGTGTGTATATATGTTGTGTTGTCTTTTGTTGTGTTGCTACCATCCATCACACCTTTATCTTCAAAGAACCTGGAATATATCCAATGTTCCTTTGTAACAGGATTTAATATAAGTATTACTCTGTTTTGTTTTTTAAGGTTTCTAACAGATAAATCTATCTTGTCAAATATACTTTCATCCACTAGTTCTTCTGCTTCATCCATAACCCAAGTGCTAACATTAGTTAAAGACTTCAGGTTTGCTGTTTGATCTCCTGATGATGTTTTAATGCCTTTAAACAATATCTTACTGCCTGATAGTTTATTTATTATTTCATCTTTTGTAATATGGAAATGGTCTTGAATGTTTAAGGTTTCTATCTTGTCTATAAATTCAGGTATTATGGAAATATATGCAGATGCTAATGTAAACCTGGTAAATAGGATTGTGTGTCCTGCTTCATAGGTTAGCAGCACTAATTGTAGATTAATTGAAAAAGACTTCCCAGAACCTCTACCACCAGTTACAATAAAATATCTAGAAGGTGATTGTTGTATGGGTGCATACTTTTTATTAATATCTATCACTTAAATTTAATCAGGTCTTTGAAGTTTATATTAAAGCCTTCAGAAGAATTAATATCTACTGATTCTTTAGGTTTACCATATCTATAACCGAAGTATAATGACATTGCTCTAGAATCACCTTTTAAGACTTGCTGTCCTAGTGTTTTAATTACTTCATCATTATCAATTAGATTATCCATCTTTTCTATTAGCCTAACTTCATCAGCTTTTCTTGGTCTTCCTGAACCTTGTCTTGAACCACCATTGTTTTTTCTTTTATCCATAATTATATTGTTCTGAACCTTCTGCGACCATCCCATTGTATCTTCTTGCTATGACCTAAGATATTAAGCCTGGACACTTTATGATTGTACAAATTTCTAGTTTCATTTAATTGGCTGTTGCCATTCTTGATTTCCATAATTGATATTTTATTGATTAATCAATCTTTACTATATAACGAATTTAACAATAGATTTTATAAAACAGTTATT